AACCAGATAAGTAGTATAAAATGTACCCGAATGGGTATAAAATAGTACACATCAAGGGTATATGTACCCGAATGGGTATAATATCGCATATCGGAATATAGGCGCAAGTAGAAAAATATAGGCGCAAATGTGGAATGTAGCTCATAATCAAGACAATTTGAGCCACAACGAAGGTAAATATAAGCTTTATCTACCCTCGTATTATTAACGAAGGTAAATTGAGCCGAATAGAAAGACTAATTGGCTCAAAAAGTAAACAAATACGTTTACAAAAGTTACATTAAAACAAGACTAAGATATGAAAGACTTAGATAAAGACATTAAAGAGCTTATAGGTAAGAAGAAATTCTACAGAAACCGAGATAGTAAGAAGTTTAATTATTACTCTAAGTTAGCTAAACTAAAAGCTAAACAACTAAAACAAGAGTAAGATGCAAAGACCAAAAGACATTTTATCACAACCGTACCACATACAGGAGTATATTAATTACTTAGAACGTAAGAATTCTTCTTTACATAATGTTAAACAATACGCATTGAATTTATTCGAGCAGTATTTAGATGGTGAAAAAACTATAGCAAAAATAAGTCAAGAACTAAAACAAGACTAAGATGGGTAAAATTGATATAGATTCAGACATTATCCTAGAGATGAGTCCTAACTATCCTAACTTGCCTCGTAAGGCTAAGAAAAAAGAAATGAAAAGGATAGTCAAAAAGATAACTGAAGCGTTAAACCATTACATAGAAGGTATACTAAAACTAAAACAAGAGTAAGATGGTAGCAAAAACAATATTAATAGTCATGGCTATTGTAGCAATATACCTGACAATTCAAGAGAAAAGAGGTGATTTGTGATTTGCGAATTGAAAATTTGTAATAAAACAAAGGGTAATAACCTAATATTTAGTCACAAAACAAAGGTAATAACCATATAATCCCTGAAAAAGCGTTTTTTTAGGGATTATATTCACTAGAAAACCGAAAAGTAAAACGATTAAAAAACTGGACATTATGTACCAAGGAGTGTTAACAGATAGAAATAAGAAAGAGTCTATAAAGTTTAGGGATGAGTCTATTTATGAAGTGTTAATGCACTTTAGTATGCTTATCGAAGATTGCGACTTAAAAAAGGTTCAAATTAAAATAGTGAAGAAACCTAAGCTAAAAGAGCAATAGTATAAACTATTATCATTATTACTGCGTATACAAATTTTGTGAATTTATTCATAGAGTAAATATACGAGTAGATTTATTGTTTTAAGTTAACTGAGTATTAATTAAATTTTAAATTATGGGTTACACTGTATTAGGAATAGTGTGCATAATAGCATTGTATGTTATTTGGGCAACTATAAAAGAAAAAAAGGCGATCAAAGAAGAAGAATATCGTCAAAATCGATTTGCAATTGAGCAATATAATCGTAACAGATCTTTCAAGACGCAAATTAAAACAATTGAAGAACTTAGAAAAAAACTAGAAAAAAATGAGTGAAAAACCAGATAAGAAAATAATAGATTTAGTTGTATTACAACAAGAACAATTAGATTCGCACCAAAAACAAATTAAGATTCTTACTAATATGGTAGAAATACTTGAGGTAGAAGTCGAAGAACTAAAAATAAAAATATAGATATGCCTAGTAAAACTTATTTAAACTACAAACCTTTGATTGAAAAGGTAGAAGTAGGCGAAAAACCTATTAAAGTATGGAGTACAAAAGATCTTAAAGATATGCCCACTACAAAATTTGTAACTGATCATTCATTTAAATTACAATTTGGTTGGGACGAATACCCAAAAATTAATCTTTCGCGTGTGCCTCAGCATACGACGACATATAACCACCCTAAAAATCAAGGAAGCAATGGCAAAAATAGTAGATTTCGCTGAGTTGGGCCTAATTAAGGTCCCTGAGCAAACAGAGACTTACGTACCAGTAAGTCACCAAGAATTAGTTACAAAAATTAAAGAAGCAGGTACAAAACATTACAATACCTCACCTTTTGAGACAAAATTAGAAGTAAATCATAGAGGCCAACAAATGTTTGGTAGTATGATATTTCATGATGGCTCTCAGTTATCAGGTAGCGGTATGAATAGAAGTATTGGCTTTCGTAATTCTTATGACAAAACATTACCTATAGGTGTATGTGGAGGAGCACAAATAACAGTTTGTTCTAACCTTATGTTTGTAGGGGATATAATCAAGATGCGTAAACACACACAAAATGTGCAGGACGATCTTGATGTTTTAATTCAAAAGTTATTTGACGATGTTGATCGTAGATTTAACATGGCTCTTGAAGATAAGCAAAATATGTGTGAAATAGAATTTAGCGATAAACAAGTGGGAGATTACTTAGGCCAATTATTCGTAAATGAGCATATCTTAAATGGTTCTCAAATGAATAAAGCAGCTAAAGAATGGTTTGAATCCCCTGTATTTAAAGAGCGTACTCTATGGTCAGCATATAATGCTTGTACTGAAGCATTGAAAACTGCACATCCAGCAAATGCTTTGGAAAAGTATACTAAATTGCATACATTTACAGAAGAGTATGTCTTAAAAGACTATAAAGAGCATGTTGCTATGCAAATAGCAGATATAGAAGAAACTCAAAATAGTCTCCACTGGCATTAAAATAATGTAAATATGAAAGAAAGCCCCTATAAAGGCAAAACTCTAAATTTTGATGAAATATTTCACATTTTTCAAGTGTTGAAATTCTATTATCAAGATTTAGAGACTTTAGTTCCAGCTGCAATAGCAGAGATTATGCAAATGGAATTTGGTTGTATAGTATCTGAAAAAGACGTATATTTATATTTCTTTACAGTACAAGCATCAGAGCAAAATAGGGATTCTGAAGGTAATATAAAATGTCATGATTGATTGTATCAAATGTGAAGAAGAATTAAGATGTCTACCAGATGAGGTTCTGATAGATTTAACGGAAGAGGAACTTGATAAATACCTAAATTGTGATGAAAGTATCTTTGAACTTGACCAAGTTGAAAGGCAATCATCTCACTCCTAGTGAATTTGTTTATATGCTTCTTAAAAGCGAAGGAGATAAACAAACTCAGAAATACTTAGAAATCCTACCTATAGACAGTGTAAAATTACAGACACGAGGCTTTGTCAAAATCATGCCCGATCAGTCTCTTACGCTCCGTCAAAAAGCGTTGGATTTATTTAAGGTGCGAGGATGTGAGGATTGTTGGAATCAATTTGCAATTGCCTATCCTAGAAAGGATCAAGGCAGACCTCTACATAATGATATGAAGCGTAACAAGCTTAAATATATAGCATTAATAGAGAGAACACCTGGATTGCACGAAGTTATTCTTAAAGCTATTGCAGCTGAACATGAAGACAGAAAGCAAGCCAGTTATACTAACGAGTTCCGCCCGCGTTGGAAGATGATGAGCTCATACTTAAACCAAGAAGCTTGGACTATGTATGATGGAATCGAACCTCCAAAAGCGAGTGAGGAACAAAATTACGGAGAAGATTTAATATGAGCGAGGAACACAAACCATTACCTTGGCGCCATATATCTAAAGCCTCTAGTGCAGCATTACGCTACATAGACGGTAGAAGAAAAGGAACTATTAAATCTCTAACCACTCCATGGAAAAAGTTTAATACTATTTCTATGGGAGGGATTGAATGGCAGACTATCACAACTATTGCTGGTATGTCTGGTAGCGGTAAAACTGCAGTATTAGGCCAACTTGAGACAGGATTGAAAGATCTTAATCAAGAGGATGATTTTGCAATACTATCATTTAACTTTGAGATGCTATCTTCACGGCTTATCGGTCGTAAACTTAGTAATAAGATGAAACTTACTACACAGCAATTGTATAGTGCGTCAGAGAAATTTACTCTCAATGACAACTATTATATGAATGCAGTACAAGAAGCTCGCAAGTTAAATAAGTATGATATAAATTATGTAGATATACCAGGTAGTGTTAAAGCTTTAGAGGCAACTATATTAGCGTTCTCTAAAGAAAAGAACAAACCTGTTATAATTATGTTAGATCATACTCTGCTTGTAAAAAAGGTAGGAGGAGCACAAGATAGAGATTTACTCTATGATTTGATGGCTATGTTTAACGGTTTAAAAAAGGTTATTAGAGTGGCATTCATTCTAATATCTCAAATGAATCGTAACATAGAGAATTCAGAACGTATCCAAAATCCTGATTTACATTACCCTAAGAAACAAGATATTTTTGGTGCAGATGCATGTTATATGTATTCTGACATTGTTATCGTAACACATAGACCAGAAATGCTTGGGATTAGGGCATACGGCCCAAAGAGATGGCCTACAGATAATGCTATATTTTGGCATTATTTGAAGGTTAGAGAGGGCGAGCCTTGCATTGCGCTTATGGAAAATGATTTGGCTCATAATCAAATATTAGATGCTAAACCACCAACCTATTCAAGCAATGAAAATCAAAAAGTACGAGAAGAGAGTGTCAGCGATACTCTTGAACAAACCCAAGGCTAGAGATTGTGACTATGTTTTATATGGTTTTGTTTTGTTGGCATATAATGTCAATATAAATACATTAAGCACTAAAGATTTCCTAAAAGGTTTACACAACAAAGAATACCCTTCATTCGAAGGGGTGGGACGTTGTCGTCGTAAACTTCAAGAAAAACATACAGAGCTTAGAGGAACCAAATGGAATGTAAGACACGCAGAAGAAGAAAAAGTAAAAACCGATTTAAATTTATTTTAACATGACTTATTATTGCAAAGATTGTGACGACGATTGGGTTACAAACACAAAAGAAACCCATTGTACACAATGCCTAGGAACTAATATTGTAAAAACAGAAAACTAATGGCACAAGAAGTATTAATAGTTGGCGCTAGTGGAACAGGGAAATCCACCTCAATCGAGAACTTAAACCCTGAGTCAACTTTCATTGTAAACGTAGCCCGTAAGGCACTACCGTTTAAAGGATGGAAGACTAAGTATCCTACATTCGACAAAGAGAATCCTAAAGGTAATTTCTGTTCTACAGATGTACCCCACGAGATTCTTGGCTGTTTGAATTACATTAATGAGAAACGTCCTGAAATCAAGACGATTATTGTTGATGATTATCAATACACTATGGCTAATGAATACATGCGTAGAGCTAACGAAACTGGTTTCAAAAAGTTTACTGAGATTGCTCAGAATGCTTGGTCAGTTATCAATGCAGTTAAATCTATGCGTGAGGATTTATTAGTTGTGTTTATGATGCACTCAGAAGTTACATATGACGCTCATGGTAATAAAGTTACCAAAGCTAAGACTATCGGTAAGATGATGGACAATGTAGTTACTCTAGAGGGTATGTTTACAATTGTATTGTATACAGATGTCACAAAGAGTGAGAATGGTATGACGTATTCGTTTATTACACAAAACGACGGTACTAATACTGGTAAAACTCCGAAAGACATGTTTGGGTCTGTTAAAATTCCAAACGATTTAACATTGGTGGCAAGTGCCATCGAAGCATATCAATAAGTAATTAATTTTTAAAAGAGAGAAAAATGTACGGAACTAACGTAGAAAGTAACAGTACAGGTGGAGTAATGCCATCAGTAGGTATCGTAGAGAACTGCGAACTAGTAAGTGTATCCTTAAATATGGATAAAGGTGGACGTTTAGACTTTGAGTTTAAGCAACCAAATGGTGCAACAGTTAAGCATGCAGAATTCCCTGCTAATCCAGATTTTGGAGATGTAGAAAAGCAAGCTACAGATGTGTCTCGTCGTGTTAAGCATATTGCTACTAAGTGTATGTCTGAATCAGAATTCGTTATCGACAATGTAACAACGTTTGCAGAGTATGGTAATAAAGTTATAAACCTCTTTGGTCAAAAGTTTATGGGTAGAAAATTTAGAATGTTATTTATTTACAAAGGTAAATATGTATCACTTCCTAAATTCCCTAACTTTATTGAGGCTATGGAAGTACCAGCCGATAAAACTAACATCTATATTTCTGATTGGAATAAGAAGAAACTAGTTAAGCCTGAACCAGATGCTACTACTACAGCACCAGAAACAGTGATGGCTACTGGTGGTGCTGAAATGCCGTTCTAATGTACGGTAGTAAAGTAGTGGAACTAAGTGAAGATGAGATTCTAAGCAGGGTAACTTGCTTAGACATCTTTTCTTACTATATAGGTAAGGACTTTAAGTATGGGAGAGCTATGTGCTCTCCTCTACGTAAAGATAAATCTCCTTCTTTTACTATTTTCAGACATAACAGTGGTAAATTCTTTTTTAAAGACTTTAGTACAGGTGATACTGGCGATTGTTTCACATTCCTTACAAAAATGTTTGGACTTAAACGATTTGACACATACCGCTTAGTAGATAATGACTTTCAATTAGGAATTTCCACTAAATCTTTTATGGCCCCCACTAAACAATATGTGGGTAAGCATATGAAAGAGTTAGAAAATATAGAAGAATCTTCTACTACTATACAAATTAAAACACGTCCTTGGAATTCTAAGGAAGATAAAACTTTTTGGTCTAAATATGGAATATGTTGCAACATCCTTAATAAATTTCACGTCCAACCCGCAGAACACGTGTGGGTTAATGGTAATCTCATTGTTAGCTCTAATAGGTTTAATCCTATTTACGCTTATAACTTTGGAGAGGGAAAATTAAAAATATATCAACCGTATAGCAAATTTAAATGGTTAAGTAATACTAGTGTGTCTGACCTCCAAGGTTTGAGCCAACTGCCTGACAGCGGAGATACATTAGTTATTACTAAATCACTAAAAGATGTTATGTGTTTAGATATATGGGGAATACCAGCAGTAGCTCCTTCGTCAGAAAGTTGTGTCATTCCTGCAGATATTGTTAAAGAATTATATGACAAATTTGCAAGAATATATATATTATATGACTTTGATCGTACTGGAATATCTTTTGCTAATAAGCATAGAAAGCTATATAGTTTTACACCTTTATTTTTTACTAATGGAAAATTTGGTACCTTTGATTATAAGTCAAAAGATTTTTCGGACTTTATAGCTCTTAACGGAGTTAAAAGTGCGGCTGAACTAATAGAATATGTATGCCAAGAGGAATATTTATACCAGGGAACGTCCCGTCAAGTAAAAACGGTAGAAGATGGACAGGAAGATACTTTATAGTATCTAAACAAACTGCCCGATATTATAAGACAAGTAAAAGCTACTGGATTGAGAATAAGAAAGAATTCTTAAAATTATTGAAAGGCAAAGATTCGCAAAATAAAAAACCTTATAGAATATCATTTAAATTCATACGTAAGAGTAAGCATAAGTTTGATTACATCAATCCTGCGCAAACTATACAAGATGAAATGGTAAAATATGGGTGGATTAGCGATGATAATGCTGATGAAATGATTCCAATATTTTTAGAATACGAGTACGATAAACATAACCCAGGAGTATACATTAACGTTTTAAAATCTTAAATATGTCTAAAACTAACATTAAATATCCTAAAGAGTTTAAAGAAAAATGCTTTAACCATCTTAGATTCTTTATGGATATTCGATTGCTCACATCTGCGATAGATCATGGGCATGATAATATTGTGCGATATTACCTTGAACAGGCTTTAGAGGACTCTGAACTATATATTAAAGAAGAAATTCTAGATGACGGTTCTCGAAAAATAGCTAATGCTAAAATACACGCACATACAGTACGACAAGAGTTGTACAATGAATACATGGAATTACTAACTTTAACAACTGATATACACGATGTCAAAAGAACTGAATTATTACGCTAAAGAAGAAATCTCAAATAGTGATTTAGGAGAACTTAGAATGTCCCCTAGAAGATTTATGATGAGAAAGCAGCATGAAGTTAACACTAAAAAAAGTGCTGCAATGGAATTAGGTAGCCTTATTCATGGGTTTGCCTTAGAGCCTGATAAATATATTATGGCCGACATAGCCCCTGTAAGTGGCAAAATGGGTGAATATATTAAAGCTTATTTTCAATTAGAAAAAGTAGGAACACCAGAAGATAAATTATCTTCGATGGCCTATGAAATGGCGGGGTACAAACCTTCTCATTCTAAACCCGAAACTATTCTAAAAAGTTTCAAAACTAAAGAAGAAAATATAGCTTTTTATAATTTTCTTAAAGAAGCTGACACTAAAATTCCGTTAGCTCCAAAAGATAGACAAATAATTGAAGGATGCTTAACCTCATTAAAAGGACATATAGTTTCAAATAAACTTTTATTTTCAGAACCAATGGAAAATGAAAATATAGAAACTTTTAATGAAAGAGAAGTTTATTTTACACAACATACTGTAGAATGTAAATCTAAATTAGATAGAGTTATAGTGAATCACGATACTAAGACTGTAACTATAGTTGATATTAAAACTACAAGTAACCAAGTTTATGGAGAATGTAAAAAACTTAAAAGTAAAACAGGATTCTTATTTAGAGATTGGCATACTACAGGTTTTCTTTCTAATTGTTTGCAATATGGCTATTATAGACAGCTTGCATTTTATATGAATGCTGCTATCGCAGAATACCCAGACTATGGAGTAGAAGCTTTCATTGTAGCAGTTGATACTAAAGGCTCATATGATGTTGCTGTTTATCAGCTTCCTGAAGAATGGATAAAAGAAGGAAATAAAGAAATTAAAACTTTATTATCTGAACTTAAACATTATAAGGAAACTAATAATTGGAATGTTAAGAAAGGCTATGAAGCAGCTGTAACATATTAAACATTAGGTGAAGAAGGATGGTGCAGAAAAAACAAATGTTTAATAAAAGTTATACGTACATACTCCCTATGTTAAGTACAGAGTTTGATGTCATCAGGACCAATTTAATTAACACTTATATTGGTTCTGATGAATACCCAGCATATGATAATCATATTTTTTTATTGTATAAGTATGTAGGGAACCCACGATTTATAGAATATGAAGATTATTTAGAGCATACTAAATTATTTGAAGCTAAATATGATCCTGACAAGTATCATGTTATGTTTATATTTAGTGTGCCTAAAGAGTACCAACATGTTTATGATTTATATAAACAAGGTAAATACTCACAATTTCCAGATTCTTATAAAGTATTTATTTTTAAATTTCATAGTATAACCGATGAAAATCACAAGGTTGCTAAAGTGCTTTATAGACACCCAGACTTAAAAGAAGAACTAGAAGATCGTTTAGATATAGTTCTTTCTTCTAATTCTGAAGTGTCTTCTGTTCCTGATTTAGATATTGAAATCTACACTGAGAATATGAAAGTAAAAGAAACTTTAGTACCTCCAGAAAAACCATTTAATTAAATGAAACTACACAAACACACAAACGTCGAAGAAGTAATTGGCGTACAACAACAACACAAGTTCAAAATCACGGACGGATCACAGGCTATCATTATGGATAGCCTGATTAATTTATACTCGGACCCTATTGGTTCGATTGTCCGTGAGATCACTTCAAATTGTATCGATGCAAACCGCGAGCGAGACTTAAAATTAGCAAGTAAAATTCCTATGGAAACAGGGGATGACACTGCTTTTTGGTCTAAAAAGCAAACGGTTTGTATTGAATACATTGAGAAGAACACGATTCTAGGAGTAGATGAGTGTATTATGTTCCATGATTATGGATGTGGCCTTTCGCAAGATCGTGTAGCAAATGTATTTACTACATTTGGTGCTTCGACTAAGAGAGACAACAACTTTGAGATTGGAGGTTTTGGCCTAGGTGCGAAGTCACCTTTAGCCTATGCAGACACCTTCTATGTGTCTAGTAAACACAATGGTACTGAGACATATTATATGATCTATCGTAACAACGATAATGTCCCACATATGGATCAAGTGTACCGAACTAGTACAGATCAGCAAAATGGTAGTACTATAATTGTTCCGATTAAAGATAATTACGATGCACGTAGTTTTAGAGAGGCTATCAATAATCAACTTGGCTTCTTTGAGAATCTTGTTTTTAAGAATGTAACAGAATCTATAGGTACTATAAATAATTACTACACAAGTAAGAACCTGGCGTATAAAGTTGTAGAGGAGACAGATAAGTATGTCCTCACTAACGACGGTAGAAGTCCTTTTCTTCTTGTAGGTAGAGTTGTGTATCCTATTAATTGGGACCTTCTTAAAAATGTAAGTGAAAGTGACTATCGTGCTAGTATAGGTATTAAGTTTGATATTGGCGTATTAGATCTTGTACCTTCTCGTGAGGAGATACGATACACACCAAAAACTGTCGGACTTATCGAGACATTGTTAAAAGATCTTACAAAGAAGTTTAAAGCTGATATTGCAAGCCAGTATCAAATGACGGACTATATTGAATATATGTCTGCAATGGCTAATCTTGGGAATCACGGTAATAGATGGTCTTCTATCACTAGTAATGATCCTAAAGCGATTAAAGCTAGTATATGTGACATGACTTACTATGATGTTCCATTTAAACTTAACCCTAATTTAGCTCCTGGTAAATTTAGTACTACTAGACAGTTTCATCAATTATTTGATGGGATTTCTGTGTACTTATGTACCATTGTATCTAATAGATCTGCTATTGGAGGGGAAACTTTATATCATAAAGAACTGCAGGATTGGCAATCGTTCTTTGATGCTATTGGAAAAGTAGAGTTACTATATTATGTAGAAGGTAACTTTAGTAAACCTAAAAGTTATACTATTCTAAATGACCCAGACACTAATTGCTTTGTTGCATTTAAAGCTGATAAGCTTAAGATAGGAGATAGAATAAACGATAAGTCTAATCTATCTGATGCTAGAAAACCTTATGAGAAAACAGCTACATTTAACACTGTAACTGGATTGCTAGGTAAATCTTCAATGCTTGCAAAGTATGCAGATATTGAAGAAACAGAGTTAGACAGTGAATTGTTTGGAGATGTAGTTGATAATAAAACTCGTCGTAAAGTTAACAAGCAAGTATTTGCTCGTAACGCTGAATTCAAAGCTGATGGATGGGAAACTGCCATTAAGTACACTAATCAAGAGTACAAGATTTCAGAACTTCAAGACATGTTACATCCTGTTTCAGAAAATGTGACTCCTACTCTAAAAGCTGTAGTTTATGCTGAGACTAAAGATGTTGATGAGCTTGCAAAAGTTGTTAAGATTCTTGGTAGTAGTAAGGATTACTATACTAATAACTACAATTACAGTTATAAGTTTGAGTCAGATTATAGAATAGTAAAAGTATCCAAAGACGTGGCAAAGCAATTTGCAAAGTTAGATGGATTCCTAACAGCACATGAATTTATGAAAAGTCCAACACATTTACAAAGGTTTGCCACTGCACAACGTATTGCAGAATTTATTCATACATTTAGTTTTCTGAACTGGTATGATGGGTATGATAAAGATTTACACACGCTTTACAGAGATGTGTATGAATATCATAGAAACAATACTAATGGGTGTTGGCGTTGTGAAGATGACATCAAGCCTATTGTAGAAGAGATTATGAAACTAGATATTTCAGATGACGTTAGATTCGATATGGAACTAATAGATAAATTGGAAGAACTAGTGGAATATTCACAAGGTTTAAACCTTTTGAACTATGTATCTTTTAGTTCAGATTCTAGGAATTCTATTGAAGATTTCTTATCTTTAAAAGATAAACTACCTGAAAACCAATCAATTAAATTAACATTAACCGCTAAAAATCAAAAATCAAATGAACTACTTAGTAGCTAAAGTAACACCGAGTGATGTTACTGTAATCATTGAGGGAAAGCACAAGAGAATCCGAAAGGATTCTCCTGATGCTGACTTAGTTATTGCTCTCGTAAAGCAATACAATTCATGTAATATTCTAACTGAGAGAGTAGATATTATTACAAAGATAGAAGAACTTTGCAATCCTGCAAAGAAAATTGAATTTAATTCCGACGGTCGGTTTGAATTCGATGGAAATTCCGCTATGTATCTTAAAGGTACAAGCGATCCAATACCTGAATTTCTAGGTAAAAAGCTTTTAGAGTATATCGATAAAGGCTTGAATGTAGAAGCTCTGGTTAACTTCTGGAAGAATGTACTGCTTAACCCTGATAAAGGCGTTAGACAGCAGTTATTTGGCTTTCTAGAGCATAATGGCCACCCTATAACCGATAAAGGTTATTTCTTAGCTTATAAAGCAGTGAAAGTTGCTCATAAGTATGATGTTGAGACAGGAGAGGAAGTAATTAATATTCGCTATGATGAGGATACAGGAGAAAGAGTTGAAGAGGTATTGAATCAATCAATGTCTTTTAAACCTTATCACTCTGGCTCTCATGGTATGACTGTTAAAGTAGGCACTCCTATTACAATGCCAAGAGAAGAGTGTGATTCTGATCCTGATGTAACTTGTTCTGCAGGTTTACATGTAGGTTCTATGGAGTATGTTCATGACTTTGGATATAGTGAAGGAGTTATACTTGAAGTATTAGTTAGTCCTCGTAATGTTGTAGCAGTTCCATCTGACTATAACAATACAAAGATGCGTACTTGTGAGTATTATCCTATCGCTATCACTAATGGTGAGAATGAGAATGTTTATCTAGAATCTGATTACGCTGCCTTCGACCATGCTACTATGGAAGATGACATTGTAAACTATGAAGAATCTAAGAGAGATATTATCAAAGAGATTGAAGATGAGTTAGCAGAGCGTAGAGCTATTGCTGATGACATCTTACGCTAATAGTTGATCCTCACAAGTTTGTTGTGTTGATTGATTGTGTGTTTGTTGTTCTTGTGAGGAAATAACGGAGGGGGAGAAATCCCCCTCTTTTATTAATCTACAGAAGCAAGAAAGTATTCTATTTGGCATATAGCTGTATCAGCTTTTGCTGATATAAGATCTATAGCTGCAAGACTTTCAGTAGTTCCTAGTGCAGTGTCACCATCTTCATGGCCATCCATAACTGTATTACCTAGCATAAAAATATCTTCTGCTTCTAATTTTACAAAATATTCTGCATCAGATTGTCTAATTCGTAATGTAACGAAATTAGCGGCATCTAAATTTTTTATACGTAAATATTTTACAGAGCCATCTTCAAATGTTCCTGCACCTGCTGCAGCACCAAATTTTAATATATCTATATAAGATGTTTGTACATCCATTATTCTGTGATCTACTTCATTTATACTACTTACTGTATGTATATTTGTAGTACCTCTATCTGAAGATCCGTCTCCTAGAGATAAAGCTTCAGTTACTGTTACTGTTAGTGTTGCCATTGTCTATAATTATAAAAATTTGTATTAATCCTAAAAAAAATTGTACTTCATAGTACGGTGCATATTCTTCTGGTTGGAAGTGTCTCACTCCAAATAATATTCCTTTTGCCCATTGTATACCAAGTGTAAATGTCATTATTGAAATAATCCATCTTTAGTTAACCATCCGTGTGCGTCTTCAAACCTTCTATCTATATGCCCAACTCCTGGGACTAGATCCTTAAACTCTTTTCCAAGTTTTGTTTTTCCTCTACGCTTACCTCTTTTATACCTTTCTAGCGTTCCTCCCCTACCAATACTTATTATATCTTTTTGAGCTTGCCATAAAAATTCTAAAGCATTTTCTAATATACTTAAAGAAGCTGCAGGGTTTCTTAATATTCTAAAAGCTTCTAAAGGATTCGAATAAAACATTAATTCTGACCATAATCTTCTAGAATAAAAAGCTAGAAAATATAAACGTGCTTTTTTTACAGGATCTCTTTCATCTGCAGCTAATCCAGCAGTTAAACCTGATATTATCATATTAAGAACTATAGCTACAAATTCTCCTACAGCAGTATGAATTGCAACTTTTTCTCTATTTGTTAACATATGAAATCTAGTACTGTATAGTTTAAATTTTAAAATTTCTCCAGAACTAAATAGATCTTTTAGAAATCTAGTTGTTTCTAAATAATCAGCGTATTTAAAATCTTTTCTATGTTTACTGTAGACTTTATCGTCATCTCTTACTTTATCATGAGGAGTTGATTGCCATGGTAAAATAGTGTTTACACCTCTAAGTCTTTTCATATACCCAGGTACAACCCATTTTTTCATCATTTGAACAAGTTTACCCCCAATGTGCCTTGCAAATTTAGATTGGTTATTATAACTATAATTACCATTAATATCATAGTTCATTTCTCCTATAGCTTGATTTATTTGATATTCAACATCAAACAATCCTAATTCAGCTATATTTTCTTCCCGCATATTTCCTTCAGCCCATTCCGCGCTACCTAATTCCAATCCTTTACGAATAATTAATTTACCTTGTCTTTGAGATTCTATTTCATCGTAAATTTCATCAAAAGACATTGCTTTATCTCTAGAATCTACTTCTTTTCCGCTTTTATCTATGTAATTACCTTTTTTGTTTTTAATTTTAATAGAATTCAGATAAGAGTACATTAATATATGCTGCACATAATGCTCTCCCATACTGTGAAATGCATGCGCATTATTTTTTTTCCATATACGAGATAAAGGTGTAGCCGCCATAAATCTTTTAGATACAGGGCTCCAATCTTGATTAGCTGTAAATCTTTCTCCTAATAAATTAGTTATTGAAGTAGGTCTTAACTTAGCAAAGTCTCCTACAATTCTAGCAAGATTAGAATCATATTTCAATTCAGCTTTAATTACATCTGCAGCATTAAAATCTACATTATAATAACTACCTGCACTAGATTGAATCCATTGTAAAGTTCTAGAATGAAAAACACCAGCTAAAGCAGAGTAATAATTACCTATAAGCATAACATCCCCTGTCCACCCCATTATACTACTCGCTACTTTTTGAGTAGTAGGGCCTGCACCAATAGATCTTATTCCGTAAAGTCTATCTTCTAATAAACTTTCTAAGGCCATATATAGATTACTCTTATCGCCATCCTGTTGTTCAAATTCTACTTTTGATATATTTTTAGTTATAGGTATTCTTTGCATTAATTTTTTACCAAAATTAGATGGAGACGATGTTCTATTAGCAATCGCTCCTTTTAATATATCTAATTCAGGTTTAATTTCAAGTTTATGCCTAAAATTAATTGCCCCATAATAATCTAACATAAATACAGAAGCTAAATCAAATGATTGTTGATCTATGCTAACAAGATCTCCTCTTCTATAGTATATTGGTATATTTTTCTCAGCTTTACCATTTTCATCTAAGAATCCGTGTATATACTTTTTACTTTCACTCCATTTTTCTATTTCACTTAAAGCTTTTCCATCTTCAGCAATCATATTTTGATTATGCTCATCAATATCTAAACTTCTTATTTTATAAAAGTCTCCTGCTGTTTCTTTCAGCCAAAACAACACTCCTTTATCAAAAAACCTTTCCATTCCAGTTTTATCTATAGCTGCTACTTCAGGTGCTCCATATTCAGATCTTAAGTAAAACGCATCGATTTCTTTTTTCATATCATAGAGATGCCAAAATAATTTAACATCTGGAGAGCTTTTATTTTCTAAAAAGTAATCATAGTCAGGGTTATTCCATTTTTTTATAGGAGTGTCTCCAATAAAATTAGTCTTCATAAAAACATTGTAAGCTTCTAACGCTTCTTGGTATTCGTCAGACATTACACTCTTTTCTGTTTCTTCCTGGAGTTTATCGTATAACTCTGCTTTTGTATCCCATACTTCATGCATATGTCTAGCTGTCATATTTCTAGTAAGATTACCATCTTTATCTTTTGACATCATTCTATAATACATTTCCTCTGTATTTCGCGTATTCTTTATAAGCTTACCATTTTTTCCTATAACCCCTTTAGTTCTAATATGTTTGTAAAAGTCTTCTACAAGTTTAGTCATTGTTACAGACATATTAGTAGTTTTACGCATACTCATGTAATCTGCTTTATCTAAAATATGTGTAGCATGTGCTATCATAGTTTCGTGCAAATTTCTAGGGTCTACCATCCAAGCAGTTAGCCCTGATATATCTTGAGGATCGTGTCTAAGCAATCTTTCTACTGCTGCGATTTCTAATTTAGTTATAAGTCTAGGTGTTCTTTCTCCAGTTTCTTCATTAACATCAAATCCTGTGTTTTCATCTAAATACTCTTGAACAGCTTTATTTTTTTGCTCTTCATAAGTTTTTTTAACTTGACGTTTTGAGAGATTAGGATTATTAGCTTTAAAAGTTTTAAATGGATTAGAAAGTTTGTATGTTTTTTCTTTTTTATTTCTAAAACCACCATATACTCTTCCAGGTTCAGATCCCATTTTTATAGATAAAAGCTCAATACTCTTTTCTTGCAGCTGTTTATTTATAGAGTTAACTCTAGTAATAAGATCTTTATAGTTTATAGCTTTACCTCCATCGTTATCGGTTGTTACATATTTTTTAAGATCTCTTTTGTCCCGCTCTTCAAGTAAATTTATTACATCTTGAATACCTGTATAAAACTTCATTTTTTTATGAAATTCATCAAGCACATTTATATCTATAGCTCCTGATACTTCTAATGCTTCTTCTATTCGGTTTAATAATCTTTGTGCAGATTGAAAGTATTCTTTATAGCCAACTTTAGCATTAGTAAGAGCTAATGTTTTTTTAAGATCTTCTAATTCGTTTATATAAGACTCACTTAAAAGAGCTTGTCTGTATTTATTTACTTGTGTATAATCATTAGTTCTTTCAGCTTCAGCTTCTAGAGCTTGCTGCTCTGCAACTTGCTGTCCAGCTTGTATTTTTCGTATTTTAGTAGATCTTTTTAAAGAGTTTACTCTCCTAGCAATACGTGTTATAATATTTAGAATTCCTTTGTTTTCAGGAGTAAGCTCAGAATTAATATGTTCATCTCCTGTATTACTATATTCATATGGAAGCTTACCTAAAGTTTCCATATCAACAGTTTCAAAAAACTCTATTACAAATTCTACTTTAGGATTTCCTTCCTCATCTAGCTTATCTTTTAATGAAGGTACTTTTTTTCTAACCTCAATATCTTCTATATGCTGCCAATCTCCAAACCATTCTTTAAATGCAGATCCTTCAGTGAAATTATATAGCATAAGAGCTCTTGTACTATATTCACGGTTACCTTGGCTTTTAAGGTCCTTATATAACTTTGTATTTACTGCGCACTTTGCCATTACTTACATCTAAATTGGTTAGGGTTTGAATATTCCGCAAGATAGTCAATACTAACTGGATCTTCTAATGAGGTAATCATTTTATCTAATTGCTTCTTAATAAACGGATTTGGTTCTTCTATACGATTTTCAGGAAAATTACTTTCTATACCGTAAATCATACCTTTATATTCATCATTAAATTTGTATTCATTTATTTTTACACCTTTAGGGCCTTTATATCCTAAAGGGGTTGTTCTTATATATACAGGATTAAATATAGCTTGACCTTTTTTTCTTGTAACTTTAGTTCCTACATATTTATAATATTTAAAATCTGTCACTTTAACAGTTTTAAGTTTAACTTCCCCTGTTTTTCGATCGATACCAGAATATTTAATATCCTTTTCTTGTTCTCCTAATTTTATAAACTTTAAATAGTCTTTCTTACCTTTTCTATCCTGATTTAAAGTCATCGCTTTCTTTTTTGCGTCACTTGTTAACACAATAGCAAGATCAGACTCAAAAGTAATACCTTTCTTTGTTTCTCTATCTTGATATTGTGCTCTTTTTATCCCCTGAACTTTACTAAAGTCTTCGACAAAGTTAGTGTTATCAAATTCATGTCTAATAACTTGATCTACCATTTGTGGTATATTTAAAGACCCGTTATTTTGCAAGTACTCCATTTGCTTCTTCATTTCAGATGCAAATTCACTTGCTAGCCACCATTGTGTAGGGATTAACTCATGGAAAGAATTCAAAGATTGATTAAATCCAGATACATAGAATGCCATTACAGCTAATTTATTAGCAAATTGTTTTGTAGATGGATCTAATAACATTTGGCCCCATCTTTCTTGGGCTGCAGCTTTTGCTTCAGGTGAAAGACTTTTAGTTCCTCTAGCTTTAATTATACTAGGTTTAGTTAAATTATCTTTTTCATTATAATTTAATGTAGATGTTAGCAAACTTAATAAAGGGTCTGCAGGCATTTGTCGCTTAAGATCTCTAAATTCTTGAGATAAAGATTTATTTGTTGGTGTACTAAAAAATAAATTTTGGTAATATTCATTTTGAAGTAATCTTCCTGTATGTCCGCTATATACATAAGCAAACATTTTATTTATTAAACGTTGTCTAAAATATATATCTGATCCTAAAGGGGAATTAGTTGCGCCTATCCCTGATATTAATACTGATAATCCATCTCGCATAAAAGAAGATTGTGATAAAAACATAGTATCAAAACGATCTAATAAGAATTCTACGGTATTATTATGATAAGCTTGTAAAGCTGTACCATCAAATTTCTTTTTAAAGTTCATAAATGTATTAGCATCGTCAAATACTCTTTTATACTTCTCATATATTAAATTGGCTTGAGTTAAATTTCTCCCACCACCTTCAGTACCTGCTTTAGAAGCCATAAGTTGAGCAAAAACTTGATCTCCTGCCTTTTTAAGAGTACTGAATTCTTCAAGTACATAATCTTGATATTTAAAGAATTCATCTGCATTTATACCGTTTGCAATGAAGTTTTCCATATTCTCTATATTAAGAACATCTTCTAGTCTTCCTTCTAAAGCCTCACCTGGTAATAGCTCTTGCTCGTATAATGCTGTTTTTGTAGATAAAGTCATTTCTTTACCTTCTTTATTTATTACAATGATCTTATCAGATTCATTATCTCGTGTAGATTTTTTAACAAATGTATATTTATTAGCACCCATTGTATAAACTACATCTCCTGATTCTAAATCTTCTATATCTAAACGATCTACAAGCTTTTCTTTAATAGCTTTTTTAGTATTTGCAACAGCTGTTTTGAAGCTATATTTTACAGGGCTAGATTCACTACGTAAAGCGTCCATTTGTTTAGATAACTCTACTAAAATAGGTTGTGCTAAAAATCTATTTACCCATTTATAATTTACGCCTGCTCTTAATAATAAAAATCCTACATTCCCAGTGTTCATGTTAAAATTTGTGAACGATATATAAGGATCTTTTTCAATATCAACGTTTGCATTCATGTAAGCTGATAAAACGTGTATAATTTGTAAAAGACCATCAGTTGTCAGTTTTTGAGATAAATCAGTGTATCTACCTTCTCCTGATGGCGCAGTATGTCCTATACCAATATCCTTCATTAAACCTAAACCTGAAAATATAGATAGTACATGATCGATAGTATTATTAGCAACAGAAGCTACCATTTTTTGTCCTATCATAAATCTACCTCTTAATTCACTTTGGAAAAGCGGGGATACAAATTGAAGGTCCTGCAAAATATTTTTACCTTTACTATCTACTGTTCCTTCTTCTATTTGTTTTGCAGCTTGTAGTTTTCTTATTGCATATGCATCATCTTTAAGGAATGCAGTATCTATTGGAGTCATTTTATCTTTAAATGCAACTTCTGCAGTTAATAATAACTCCCATAATTCTAATCGTTTATTTTCTAAAGCTTTTTTAGTTTTACCGTCAGAAGACATTCTTCTTAGTTTACCGTCTTTTACTTCTAAATTAGGTAATAATAAGAATAATTTATCAATATCGTAGTCACTACCTGTTTTTGTAGTTATGTCTTCGTAAACAACTACTTGATCTCCAGATTCAGGAGGAAGAATTCCTATAATTTTTAAATTCTCAATAGAAGCTGGAGATTGCCCTGGTATACGATAACCTATTATTTCTAAAGCTTTAGGGTCTATTGCCGCTAAAAGCTCTTCATCAGTCATATTTTCAAATCCAGGTATAGCCTCTACGAATCTATACGGTAATAAGATTTGTCCAGGTACTACTTTTCCATCAACAATTCTAGACGGCTTTAATCGAGGTTCTTTTTCAAACCATCTGATTCGACCTGTTAGATTTTGTTTTACGTTCTCGTAAGCCTGCATATCGTATCCTAAATTATAAGACGATACTTGTACAAATTGGCCTCCAAGAGATTTATATAATACAGTTTTTGAAGTTAAACCATTAGTTATTAATGATTCAAATTTATTCCTAGCTTCAAATATAGAATCTAATGGTAAATCTTTGTTCATAGCATATCGAAGCTTTTGAACTACATTATCATTTTCATCTTTTTTAAATTCATTTATAAGCTTTTGAAAAAATCTACGTCTTCCTGTACCTTTTTCATGATCTGCAAACATCTCTTCTCCTTCAGGGTCTAATCCCCATTCTGATATAAATTCTTGTAAACCTAAATCAGATATATCTATTTCTACTTGATTAAGGGCTGTTAATAAATCAGTTCCATTGTAAGGACCATATGTCGTATCAGGTTCTACAAGAACTGTAACAAGTACTTTAGCTTGAGAACTTACAATTGTAGGCCCAAAACCTTTATTAGGTAAATCCTGTGCTAATCCCCAGGTAGAATGATTTCTAATTTCTACTCCCGCAACTTGCCCTGTTTTAATAGCGCTATCTACAGCTATTTGAGAACCCATACCTTCAAATTCGGGTCTTGTTTCTACATTTGTGATACTATCATATACGGCTTTCATTTTTGTAGTATTTACAAGTGCAGGCCATAAAACAATATAAGCTGTTTTTTCTATATCAGGTACATTATATCCAGATTTTATATTTGTACCTCTAACGGTACCTTTTCTAGGTGTAAAAAATATAGTTTCATAATCTTTAGCAGTAGCTTTGTTTGCTATAATTCTTTCAAAAGATTCATCTTTTAAATCACTCCAATTACCAAGACCTTTTTCTCTTTGTCTGTATAGTTTAGGGCTAATCCAGGTAGTAGCATCTGTAACATTAACTGTTTTATACGCATCAGCTATTTCTTTCCCAACAGCTCTAACAAAACTAGGATCATTTATAGTTGTACTATCGATTTCTATTTCTGGTACAGTTTTGTGTACATAATTAGGATGAACTTCCCATTCTCCATTTTTTTTATATATACGCAACTTTTCTACTGGCGTAGTAAAATGAGCAGTACGTTTAGGCATGTCATCCATGCTTTTATACATTGCAGGGTGTCCTACAAACATTCCTATAGCCTCTCTTGCAGAAATCATACTGTTTAAAACATATGTAGCTAATGCAGTTACTGTTTTTTGAGAAGCATCTTCTGTTTTTATACCACTAATAGTAGCGCTTTCCATTCTAAGGTTAGCAATTTTACCTTCTTGGTTTATAAAAACAATTCCGTTGTCTACAGCATTTTGAAGTATTTCTTGAAATCTATTTGTAAAAGCAGTGGTTATTAATTCTGTTATTTTAGAATTATCTAACTTAGCTTGTATATCAGGCATAGGTTTGCCTTGCATAATTCCTTCTGTATGATATAAATCTAACTCTTTACTGATTTCAGTGTTGTATCCTAATGAAGGAAAAAACATACTTTCTGAGTTAAATATATTACCTGTTGGGTATCCGTTTTCATCTCTTAATCTAGGAGATCCGTCTGGATTAGTTCCTTTATAATGAAAATTAGTAAGTAGTTTGTTTGTAGGTAATGCATTTTCACCAAAAACATCTTGCCAAGCTCTTTCCTTTATAGCAAAATCATTTCTTATATATTGTACAAGACTGTTAGCTATTTCATTACCTTTTATAATGAATTCATTATTACTATACTCTACTTCAGGAAAAACTACTTCTGGTCCTGTTATATAATATTCTGTTTGGGATGTACCTTTAGCAATGGTAGTAAATTTACCTTTTAAAACTCTATGTATATTATTTATAAGTTCATCAATACCAACCATAGAACTAAACGATAACCCATCAGTAGATTCTGCAGTATTTTTCATATGTAGCATTTGCTCATACGAAAACTTTTTATGATTATCATCTTTTAATATCCATTCAACCCATCTATTACCCTGGGTATACTCTTGATTAGCAAGTTTATTAATAAATTCTAAATCACCTTGTTGTATACTTTGAACAGTATTACTTAAAGAAGAGTGTAAGCCATAATTCCAATACTTTTTACCTGCAGGCCCTAAAACAGTACTATCAACAAGATCAGATTGGAATCTAGCTTCTGCAGCTGCTAAAGCCTTAATAGTTTTTTCATCTTCAATAACAGATAATACATCTCCAACTTCATCTTCAAGTACAGAATCTTCTTGTAAATTACCTAAAGATTGCGCATCCTTAGCTTTACTCTCCTTAAATACGTATTTGAATTCATTAACTATAGAAGAAAATCTTGCAGCTCTATCTTCTTGCTCAGTATCATAAATTAATAAGTTTAAAGAGTCTATAGACATATCTACACCTATGGTAGATAATACAGACTGAAACTTTTTAATTAATGGATTTAAATTAATTTGTATTTGCCCTGCGCTTCTTTCTCGTTTTGCAACAGCTCTAGATATATCAGAAAGTAATTCGTTATATATTTTAACTGCTTTTTGTACAGCAGGTTTATTTACTACTTTTTGTTGTTTATCATTAAGCTTTAAAACTATTCGCTCAAAATTATCTTTCCATTGGGCCTGTACGCTAGCTGCACTTGATTGTACATCAGGAGATCCTATATCTACTTTAGTTCTAGAATCTTTATCTATAAATGTACTAGAGTAGTTTATTTTAGGTCTATTAAAAGCTCTAACAAATTGAGTCTTTTTATACTCATCACTTTGTTCTAAACGTTCGGCTAGTTCTACAAATTCTGGATGAAATCTAGATAAATTATTTAATTTCTCTAACATTATCTTATACATATCAGGCTGTGTATCTGTAACTTGAGAGTCACTTAAATATTCTAAAAGTCTATTATATACTTTAGGCCCATTAACTAATTTTTCTTGCCCAAATGAATTATATACTTTTTGTATATTACCTTCTGCATCTCTGGTAACTTCATCTAATGTTTGTATCATTAGCTTGATATTATGAGACGCTTTAGCTTTTGGGTTTTGTAGATATGCAGGCTCTATATTTAAAGGAGATGTCTTTTCAGTATTCTCTTCTTTATTTGATATTTTAACTGAATCTCCTACACCAACTCTTCTGCTGATAATTCTATATAAAACTGATTTAGGATTTAATAGTAATTCATCATTCTCATTTACAAGATAATTACCTTCACTATCAGTGGCTACTAAATCTTCTAGAACACGACGGTGCATTGTGCGAATACTTGCAGGTGGATACTCTCCAACTTCATTTTTATAATCTTCTTCGTACTGGTCGGCCATATAGTACGCTAAATCCAAAACAGGGGTAGCGTTTACTTTATCTAAATCATTAAAATCTATTACTTCGTATCCCCCTTTTAAAAGAGCTCTTAAATACATGTCAGAAAGCTCTTTCATTTGTAAGGCGCTAATACCTGTAATCTTTTCTAACCCGATTGGGTCATGTATAAGTGCAGACTCTATATCAGAATCTAATACATTCCAGTATGTAGTATAATTAGTTATAGGGTTTATACTTCTATAATGAGCAAGCTTAGTTTCAGAGTTAATAAATACTCTAGGCTCACCCTGACTATTTACATTAGATTTTGATTTTGCAGGTTTAAACCATTGTTTAAAGTCTTCTTGAGTGGTAATTAGATAAGCTTTGTAAGCTTCAATAACATTTGTGTTACCATTCTCATCAGTAAATAAATCCCATAGTCTTCCCCATAAAAGAGATGCTTCTCCTTCTTTAACCTCTACAGATGTCTTATCTATAGGTTGTGTTAATCCTTTTCTTAGTCTACAACTCATATCTTATATTTATGGACAGTTATCTTCTAACTGATCTTTATCTACTGGTGAAGTTAATCCTTCAAGTGCTTTAATATTAACTCCTTTAGGTTTTTTACGCTTAGGAAGAGATTTAAAATCTACACCTTTAGTTACCTGATCTGGGCTGATAGATTCTTTTTCACCTTCAACAGCCTTATTAACATCCGCTTCAGGAGCTGACACTGTATTACCTTCTTCAGTAGGCAACGTTGGTATAGTGTTTTCTGACTCTGGTAAAACAGGGGCAGTTTCATCCTTTGCTATACTTACATTTACGCCTCCAAAATTAATAGTCATTTGTTTAGACTCTTCTTCTTTAGCTTCAACTATTTTACTTAGCTCTGCTTTATTAGACCCTTTCTCGGATTCAGCTATAGCTTTTGTAAAACTTTCAGGGACAGTCTCTTCTTTTGCTACAGTCATTCCTGCAAAAGAATTCTTAGTAGGCGCTTTAGGCGTTACTGGAGCTTCTGGAGCAGACTGAACGTTCTCTATAAGGGGCCCAAAACGAAGAGTTGGTTGTACAAATGCTCCTGTAGTTTCAGGGTTAGCAAATATATTTGTGTGGACAATCTTATTAGCTATTAACCAATTATTGTATCTAAAGTTATCTTTAGAATTCAATCTTTGTCTATTAATATTATATCTTTTATTTTCTACAATCCAATCTATGATTTCTTCTTTTTTAGATTCCATTTGATCGTATGTATACTTAGTTGTAGCAAGAGTTAAACTTTGCTTATTTTGTCCTTTTTTATCTGTAAAAGGTCTAAATATAATAGGAGTTTTTTTACTGCTATCATATATAAGCATATTAATTACATCTGCAAATGTAGGTGTTTCTACATTTTCATCCTTAATCATATCACTTAAATATTTCTTATAAGATTTTATAACCCCTTTATCAGGCATACTATCTACAGTTTCTTGAGTCAGCTTTGTAGTTAATGCTATTAACTGATCCATTCTTGCTTTATAGATGTCATATATAAGCTCTGCAGTCTCTCTATGCATATTTGCTATAGATGCACGAGCTGGGAATGTCTGGCCGTTAGCTGCAGGTAATTTAAAATACACTGCTCCCTTAAATTTTTCAATTGAGTTAAACGGAATATCTTTTGCAGGCATTCCATTTTCATCTAAGTAGTTTTGCCCATCGCTAATTACAAATACAGGTTGTTTAGTACCAAACTTACCACCGTTAACTACTAAGTCTATAGGATATTCTGCATTCTTTACAGAATTTAGATGTCCCATAAGCATTTCTGTAACTACAGAAGTTGCAACCTTACCTTCTTTTAACGTATTATATAAATCTCTTCTGTATTTTTTAATCTTAGCTGTTTCTTCTATTTGTACTTCTTCTTTAGGATTCATGTTAGTTTTAACATACCCAGTATTATGTACATACACTACTATAGTCTCGCCATCTTTTTTAATAATACCTTTTATAGGTAAGTTATTTAAGTCAGTTTCTGAAAGCTCTCCTTTTTCTTTAACAATATTTAAAGCTTCTGCAGATACTCTAGCGCTAGGATCTACTCCAATACCACCACCAGCAATTCTTTCTAGCATTTCCATGTCTATGGACCATGTTATTAAAGATCCTGCAATGTTTCCTGTAGAAGGATTCTCTAAATAATTAGTGGTAACCTGATCAGTACCTCTTCCTCTGAAAATATTATTAACAGATTTCCAAGCTGCAGATAGTATGTCACTTAAATAAGTGATCTCTCCTACAAACTGTCCGTCGTCTTCAGATGTTTCTGATCTTTCTTTATTATCGTATTCTACCTCACTGTTATCAGGAGTTTCTAAGTTCTCTATAGGCTGATTTGGCTTAGGAGATTCTTTTTCAGCTGCAGGCCCTTCCTCAATTGGTGGGCCCTGCTCAACTACAACTTCTCCTTTTTGTATTAATTTACCATCTTTATTTACTTGTGGCTTAGTAACTCTTATTATTTTTGATGTACCTGGAGGCAGATCAAAATTGGGTATAAATTCAGCTGCAACATTCATAGTCCCCTTAAACTCTTTTCCTAAGTAAATATCTAGTATCTCATAACCTTGAGACTCTAATTCTTCAATTGCTGCATTTATTTCATCTAATTGCTCTTGAGTTGCTACTCCTGGCGCAGCAGCTACAACATTTTCAAAGCCTTGTACAGCATTAAACATTGCTATAGCACGTTTATCAGGATCTTTAATAGTTTTAGCTTTAGCTAACGCTTTTAAGTATTTATTAAATAATTTTATTGCTTGCTTTTGACGCTTATTTGCTTTCTCAGACTCTTTTTTAGCTAAGGGGTCCTCTGTAGTAGGCGCCTGCTCTGCGCTCTCTTCTTTAGCTTTTTGAGTAGTTTTCTTTGCTTTCTTTGCCTCTTCTTCTTGTTCTTTATTAAGTCTATCTACCTCTGCTTTATTCTTAGCTGCCTCTTCTTCTTGCAGTTTAGCTTCAAGCTCTCGCTCTTTCTTCATCGCTTCTTCAGCGGCAGCTCTCTCATTTATGTCATCATTCTTTTCTTTCCCTTCTTTTTCTTGCTGCTTTCTTTGTTCTACAGCTTCCTTAGATTTTTGTTCAGGCTTATCGAATAGTTCGTTAACATATCTAGAGAAAGTTTGACGCATAAGATTTACAAAACCAAAGTCTTCAATAAGTTCATTAACATATTCACCTTTAGTTCTAGATAACTGTCCTTTAGGAAGACTTTTTATCATCTCCATTATCTGAGCTTGTATCTTCTGTTGTGCGTCTGTATATTCATCTTTCTTTAACATATCCATGTCTCGCATAAACGCTAAGTTTATGTAACCTTCAGATAGTTTAGAAATCTCAGACAATAATTCATTATATCGTTTATCAAAATGATCCGACATGAATGAGTTATACTTGATAGTATTTTTTAGGTATTCTATTTGCTCTAACTTCTCTTGCTGTTCTTCTTGGCTTAAACTTGGGTCTACACCCATAGCCATCTTTGCAGCAACTAAGTTTATTAAAGGATCTATACCTTTAGTTGTATTTTTATAATTGTTTATAGCATCCCGTACTCTATTAATTTCTTTTAGAGTTTCTACTTTTGTTGCTCCTTCGTCGAGTTCAAAAGTAGCTGCAAATTCTTCGTCAGATAGTTTAGCTATGTCTGCTATAACTTCTTCCATCATACCCATTTGCCCTGTCTTATCTAACAGTTCTAATACTTCAAAAGCAGCTGCAGCTTCAGCTGTCTTGGCTACAAACTTATCTTTATCTTCTACTGCAGTTAACTGAATTCTACTTAGTCTTCCTAGTTCAGATAACGCTTTTACATGTGTATAAAGTTCTCCTTTCTTGTCAAGTATATTTAGATCATCAACAGCTTTTTCTGTAGCCTCTACTTTTTTATTGTAATCTTGTATTTCGTGTGTCCCTCGGTACCCTGAGTATACTCCACCTAAACTACCTAAAAGCATTCCTAAAAATATCCCTTGTAATCCTTCTTTAGTTTCAGGAGTCTTCATAAAACCTCTAGACATTGACCCTAACATACCTTTAAATCCTTCTAGCATGTCAGCTTCATTTTGAAAGTCTTTTATATATTGACGATCAAAATAATCTCTACCTCCTAATTCAAGTCCATATTGAGACCATTCTTCCCAACCTTCTACAGCAGTTTGTCTTCCTCCTAAATAAGTTTTATATAATATTTTACCTGCTTTAGTTTTAGCTTTATACGTAAATTTTTCTCCTGCTTTTTTACCAAGATCTCTTTTTATTCTGTTTTTTGCTAACTGACTTCCTAAATTTTTATAACCTCCGCCAAATAAATGTCTAAACATTAAAAGGTTTGAGAATCCTACTATACCTACATTTAACATCCAGGCTACATCAGAATAACTTCCTGCAAGATCTCTAAGCTCATTGTCAGACATACCTTGGTAAGCTTCAACTCCTTCGCCTTGCATTCTTTGTAATGCTTTAACAGAATGATCATATATATGCCCAGCTTCAATAGTAGCTTCTCCTCCAGCAGATATTAAACCTGCAGTTATATAGTTTGCTATATTAGCTCGCTGCATTACTCCTGCTCTAGCAGATAATGTTGCTGCACTTGTTGTAAAAGAAGATTTTAATACTTGTTTTCTAAATCTATTTGCAAGCATTCTAGGTGCAGCTCTTCTAGCAGATTCTCCTGCTAAATAAATACCTCTACCTATACCTGATTGAGCAGCTACGGCACCTCCAACATAAGCAGAAGCCAAAAACCCTACTCCCTGTAAGAAATCCCTACTCCAAAAGTTAGCAGTAGTTAAACTTGCTCTAAAAGCAGTCCAACTTTCGTCCCAATTTTCAGTGAGCACTTGATCAGCAGCTGTAGAATGATGAGGATACTCTTGTTTAAACCATAAATCGTATTCTCTTAGAGCTTGATTAATTGGATTTGCATAGATACCACTAATATCTCCTGTAATTACTGCAGCAGGTATACCTGCCATTATCATTGTACCTCCTTGTGCAAAAGCATGTCCAAAAGTTTCTCCCATTCCTGCAATCCCTCTAGGCCATTTACCATATAAACCCCAATTTCTTTGCAAGTCTGCAGCAGCTTCTGCTTTACTAGTTCCAGGCCACATTGTAACCCCTTGTGTTCTATATTCTTCTTGTACTTCTACTTCAGATTTTCTACTTGCCCAAGAAGGTAAAGTAGCATCCCAATTAATCCAACTTTTTGTTTCATCACCCCAATTTCTAGTTTGCAGACTACCTTTAAATCTTATAGGACTTTTCTCATCACTATAATATGTATAAGGATCTCTGTTTCTAGGAGTATATTCAGGTTCTTCTAAAGGTTGTGTTATATCTTTAGCATTTCCTAATAATCCTTTACCTGTAGATTGTCTTTTTACTTTACCTGTAGAAATACCATAGTTTTTAAAGAAATCACTAGTAGGACCAATATCTACATGATCTTCTAGCCCTGCTATCTCTTGTAATTCTTTTAAATAATCTACGCCTTGATTGTAGGGATTTTCTTTATAAGTTCCCATCACTCCAAAGGCAGGGAATCCTTCTGAAGTTAGGTACCCATCTTTATAAAGATCTTGCATATCTGCAGCATCTAATACTTGAGATGTTTCAGGGCTATTAAATTCTAAATGAAAATGCGCAGCTCCAGGACGATTTCTTTCGTCTATAAGTTCTGCATTATTATCTATAAGGTATTGTCTTCCTAAATCACTTAGCTCTGTATACTCATCATCGTTAAAGAAAAAACCTAACGCTGCTTTACCATCTTTACTTTGTACACCAAAATCTATAGCATTACCTTGAGCATGTAAAGAGTGGGGATTATGCTGAGGATGATCTTTACCTCTCATAGCACTAGTAATTGTAAAGTCTGTACCAGCATAACCAGTGAGAGATTTTAATCCCATCGCAGCTTCTCTACCTAAAGTATAATCAGCAGAAGGACCACCTCTAAATTGTATAGAAGTGTTTTCTGTCATTGGTAATCCATACTCACCCAAAGGCATTTGAGTAGTTTTAGTATCGGGAGTAGATTTTATTGCACCTAATTTCATTTATTACTGAGCATTAAAGATTGCTTCTAACATCATATTACCTTCAAATGATTCAAAGATTAAGTCTTCTATACTAGCAGCTGTGGTTACAAGAGAACCTGTCCCTCTGTTAACTATATCTCTACCTTTTTCATTTCCTCCATAGTATGGGTATAATGTATAACTTATTTGGTCTTCACCAGTAGCAGATTTAAAAGTTTTCTTTTCTATTCTCATTTGATGTTTACTAGCATCAAAAATAACAGTTCCATCATCGTTTTTCATAAGACCATTATTCCATTTTTTAGGATGAAACTTAGAATATAATGCACTCGCATCAACTGCTCTATTAACATATCCGTGCACAAGACCTTGAGCATCTTCTACAAATACTTCACTTGGAGCAGTTTCTACACCTGTGTTTTGCATAGGAATTCCATATCTTAAATTGTAGTGCATTTGCACTCCTGTTTGAGCAGCTTTTTGTCTTTGCGCATCAGGGTTGTCAGTGTCTTGTGCAAATCCAATATACTCATCTGCAAGAGCTAGTACTTGATCAGTTTCACCAGGTATTCCTACAATAAATCTTCTTCCTGCTTCACCTTTGCTGTACAAAGAAGCTAATCTATTACTAGGGTTTTCCATAATTTTAGCCATTACTTCATCTGGTATAGGAATTGCTTCTGCTGTTGCATTAGGTTTATAATATCCTATGTCCATTACAAATGCAGGTTGTCCATTTATAATTTGTCCAGTTGCTTTAATTTGAGGTGCTATAATTGCATTTTTATATACTAATGAATCATCTACTCTTAAAGTCCTCATTGCTTGTTCCATATCTCCAATAGCAGCTCTGTGCTTTTCTTGGAATGATACAGGCTGACCATCTTCAGGATTAGTTTCGTGTGGTATATAAACATTTAGTGATTCATCTATATAACTTTCTTGTCTACTATTTATTCTAGCTTGTTCACTTTTTCCTACATCTTGGAATGGATTAAATGTTCTAGTAATATAATCAGCTTTTTTAAGTCTGTTAAATTGATCTCTTAAATCTTTACCTAACTCTAATACATCATCTACTCTTCTTCCGTTTAGCTTTACATCGGTTCTTCCGCTAGCATCTTTTTTAGCATTTGCCATTCTATCATCCCATTCAGAGTCTTCTAGTCCCATACCAGCAGCCCATTTTAATGCCTCACCAACAGCTCCATAATCAACATCACCCTGACCATCACTAAAATCTCTTAGTAACATTTCTCTATCTAAGTATTGTTCTGACAATGTTTTTACGGATTCGTTTACTCGCGCATCAAAAGCTGCTTGCTCTTCTTTAAATGACTTTGTTCCTTTAGTTTCATCCCTACCCCAATTATTAGCTCCAAATCCTGTAGCTTCTAGGGCTTCTGCAAATTGAGAATTCGTTAATTGTTCTAATAAGTTGGCTCTTTCTGATGTAAGTCTTTGTATAGCTGCTTCAGCTTCTGTTCTTTCAAACTCTGTTGCACCACTATTTGGATTAGCCAATTTACTCTTCTCTGTTATTTGTTCATCTACAGATTGAATTTTAGAATTAATTGTTTGAGATTTTAAAGGATCTGTAGGAAGATTATATTCAGGTGTTTCTAATGTACGAGGTACAGTAACATCAGGTGTACCACTAGTAGTAGATGATTTCTTTTTATCTTTATCAAACTTAGATATATCTTCTAGTGTACGTTTTTCATACGCACCTAATCTAGCCATACCAGCTACATCATATAGAATACCTTCAACTTGACTTTGATCCCAAGTATTTGTAGCTAAATATTCGTCAGCTTCTTCTCTACTCATATTATTTGGAGGGTCCATTAAAGTTTTAATGTCTTTATTATATGAGTCAGTGAGTTCTATATTTCGTTGAGCTGACATTGCATCATACTCTGCTTCATCTTTAGCGCCCACTCTTCGCAGTTGTGCAGCTCTTTCATCAGGATCTGTGGATAAAGGCTGCAGTAAAGGGTCTCCTTTTTTCATTTGATCTAATGAAGTACCATACGAAGAATCGTATTGAGAACCTAAAAGCCCTAAATCATACTGCTCCATTGACCAATCAACATAATCTGGTCTTCTCATAATATGATCCATAGCAGCCATCTGTCTTGCATCTGCAGAACTATACTCTTCTTTACTAGATCCATATGTGTACATACCTGGTTTACCTTCTACAGGTATAATTCCATATTGTTCATATGTATCAGGTTTAATGTTATCTATAATCTCATTAAAGTCTGCTGAAAAATCTGGTGCAGCTATTGGTGTACGCGCAAAAGAACTTCCCGTAGGACGCTCTCCTTCTCCCATACCATAACCTCTTAAGGCTTGATCATATTGTTGAGTTTGTTGATTTAATAAAGCTGCTGCAGTTTTACTTGAATATGTTTTATCTTCTACACCTTTAGCTAAATTAGCCTGTTGTGCAGCATAAGCAGCTGATGCTTTTCTATGAGCTTTCATATCATCAGTCATAGATCTTTGATAATCAAAGTATAAATTTTGCAATGGTACAGCTGCTGCAGACATGTCACCACCAAAAGAATCAATAATTTTATTTACCTCATCTTCATAAGGTTTAGTAAAGTATTCTCCTACATCTTCCATTCCAGGGATAGTACTCATAGTATCTAACTCGTCCATGAATTTCATGTTAGATTCCATAGCTGCCAATCCTCTTTGCTGTTCAAATTGTTTTGCAGCTAGCATTTGCTCAAACGGAAAGGGTGTTAGTTGGGGCGTTTCTATTGGTCCTGCCATCATTGCGCCTGTTATACCTTTTATCGCCATAATTTTTACTTTATTTTATTAACTTACTTTTCTATACTGAGGATACGTATTGTATAGCATTTGCTCCATCATTTTATTTTGTCCCATTTGTTGAGAAGTAGCGCCAATATCTGTAGCTGCTTGCCCTAAAAACTCATAAGGTTTAGATGCTAATTCTAAATTTTTCATATCTACTCCATATTGAGTGCTTGCATTTAAAGCTTTATACTTATTAATAGTATCTACGTTTTCTCCTTTTAATTTATTTTGTAAAAATTCTATACCTTCAGAGCGTTTTAATAATTGCGGCATATAGTTAGCATGTATCCCCATTTTATAACGAGGATCGTTTACACTATTTAAAGCTGTTATATATGCCTGCATATCAGGCGCCATCATTGCAGATTTATTTAATTGAGTATTTTTTAGTTCAGGTTGTATCATGTATTTAGATGAATCAATAGATGATTGATTCATTAATCCTGCTATTCCTAAACCTAAATTTAGAGCGGAACCTGCATAAGGCATTATACCTTTCATTCCTGAGTACTGACTTTCAAATGGAACTCTTTCATATTGTGAAGGATTACTTCCTTGTAAATTTCCAAATCCACCTCCGCTTGTTCCATCGCCATATAATGCATTAAAAGTATTTGCGCCTGGTGTAGAACTCCACCCTGGGATTCCAAAATTACTTCCACTTCCTGTTGAGGTTCCAGTTCCATACATACCACCAAAGCCTCCACCTGTTGAGCCCCCAAAGTTAGGATTATATTGTAGTCCGCCTTTAGCTTTTGGTAGAGGAGTATTCCTATTAAATCTACTACCTGTAGGATAAGTTTTATGTCCATAATAGTTAGGCCCTTCAATCATAGGCCTAGAAACACTTCTATCTAAATTAGAGTAAGGCCCAGCTTGCATGCCTCTACGTGTCCCACCTGTATTAATATCTGATTGAGGATCAAATTTTAATGCATTCATAGAAGATGATATTCCTTCAGGTCTATCTATACCAGGAATGGTATGCATTCTACTTGCATTAGGATCTTCATGAATCGCATAGAAGCTTTTGTCATTAAAAATATTATTTAAAAAACTTACTCCTTTTTGAGGCGGGTACCATAGTGTATCAGTTTCTTGTGTAGAAGGTTTTGTATATTGAGTTCCTTCTTTTGCCATAACATTTGTATTACCTTGATTTTGTTTTTGCTGGCTAGCAAATAAACTTTCTAATTGTTTTTTGTATTTTTTGATATTTAATTCTGCGGTCTCTCTTGATATAAAATCACTACTCTTAACATTTTTTTCTTCTTTCTCTATCATTTGATTTAGAGTCTTAGCATGTTGAGCATAAGTTTGTTTACTTCCTTCAGGTTTTAAAGTAGCACTAAATACTTGTGCATTTTGATTTACTCCTACTTTAACTCCACCTTTTTCGTGAGAAATATTACCACCAACTTGTACAGCCCCGCTACCAACACTATTTAAAGGGGCTCCAGGTGTAAAGCTTCTCATATTACCAGGAGAATTTATAACTTCACCACTTTCAACTTCTATATCAGGGCCAGCCACTCCTCCTTGCCCGTACTTATAAGTCATACCTCCAGATCGCATAGTAGGGCTTTGTCCTCCTGTAAAAATACCTGCAAGTTGCTGCATAAAGCCTGTGTCTGCCATACCCTGCGTAAATTGGCCTGCTCCTCCACTAGGATTCATTCCCGCAAACATGCTCATCATACTCCCAATATTAGCTCCTGCTGCAGATTGAGGATCTGTAGATATATCTTGAGTAATTCCTGCGCCTTCTAAACCACTTCCAATTCCTTGAGCTGCCATCGATATTCCAGTTCCTACACCAGGGGCAACCATATTTAAAGCGGCAGGAGCTAATTGTCCTAATATAGAGCCTGCAGTTTCACCTACACCTCCGTAAGTTTCTCCAAACTTAGTTTTATATCCAAATTTTTCATCAATACCAAAGTCAGTACCCATTAAAGATTCAAAAGGTGATGCAGCAGTATTTAATGTAGCTACTCCCATATCTCTGAGACCTTTACCAAAGCCAGAGTCTTTAAATTTTTTACCAAATATAGATTTAAATAAACCTCCATCCCCGTAATTTGGAACACCATAGTAGCCGCCTCCGTATCTATAATTATTATATTTCATATCATTATTTTTTATTACTTGTCCGCCTTTTTTTAAATATACTCTTCCTTTTATTTTAGGGGGAGTCATTCCTAAAATATGTTTATTAAATCCTGTTACTATATCATCTACTTTTTGTCTGCCAAGTACATTATTAATAAATGGACCGAAGCCTTTTTCCTTCGGACGCTCATAGTCTTTGTCTATAGGATTTAAATCCCAAGTATCATTATATTCTATATATGGATTACCATCATTTGATACTTTTAACTTAGTAGAAAAATCACCTAAAGCAAGCCTACCTCCTTCATCACCTCTAGTTATACTATGTTGAAAGTTTTTAAATTCTTCTTGAATCTTTTTGGCATCTTGAACTCTGTGCTCGTTTTCTTCTTCGGTATTAAATTCTTCACCATATTTATTTATATTACCTATAGGTCTTCCTGCAAAAACGTTCTCTAAATCTTCGCCAGTAAAATCTGAATACTCTGTCTTAAGTCTAAGTCTGAACAATAAATCATTCATTGCTCCTTCTGTATACGGAGAAGAATAATAAGTTGTAGGATCTCCTTCTATCTGATAATCTGATACAGGTACAGACCCATATTTTTGAGATTCCCCCATTAACATACTAAGAAAATCTACTCTTTCTTTTGCCCATTTTTTATTCGGATCGTTTGCTTTTTCTCTAGCGTTCGGGCCGATCTTTCTTGTGTCTGGATTACCTAATCCTGTTTGTATTACAGCATCTAACACGTCTCTTTTATCTTTCCCGTACCCAAAAGGATTTAAATTTTCTGCCCAGTTTTTACGTATTCTAGATAGAGGTGAGTTACTATACTTATTACGATGAGGATCTCTATCTGTAAGCGTTATTTCTGGCAGCATACCAAAGTCAATAGGTGCATCGCCTTCTTTCCATACTTTACCACCTTCTTCAAATCCTTCTGTAGGAAGACCACTTTCGTTATAACTATTCATAAACATATCCCAAGATCCTACAGCTCCTGTAGTAGGAACAGGTGGGAAAGGAGCAACTCTTGTTTTATCTGATTCAAAAGAAGGGAGCTCAAATTGAGAATAATCTATAGGAGATTCAGGTATATCTTGTTTAGATTGAGTCTTAGGCCCAGGTACGGATTTAGGTACGGATTTAGGTACAGACTCAAAAGTAACTCTTCCCTCATCATCAAATCTAAATTGAGGATAAGGATTTGGATCTTCAACAGGAACATAATTTTCATCATATCCTAGTTCTTCATTAGTAAATTTAGAATCCCAAGTTTTTTGGTTACCTCCAAACTTTCTAATACTATTGGGAGTTATATTTCCCGTTTTTAAAAGCCCTGATCTCCAACCTTTATTATCTTTATAAGCTTTTGTTCCTCTCTCAATTACAGTTTCATCTCCTGAAAGACCAACAGCGTCAGGCCAAGCTACAGATGTATATATATCTCCTGGTCCCCCTTTAGATACATTACCTTCTCTGTAATCGCTCCCTCGAAACTTTTCTCCTAGATATAAATCAAAAAGTTCTAATTGCTGAAGCTCATTCATCTTAGCAATGTCATCCATATAAAAACGACGCTTACCTTTTTGGTATCCTTTTTGGTTTTTAGAAGAGTATTGTTCTCCTGCAACTAATGGAAATTTTCCCCATTCTTCGCCCCCTCTCATTCTCCATTGCTCAGTACCTTCTAAACCTTCTCCCCAAGGTTCATAACTAATAAAATCTCTATAATTTTTATCTTTGTCAGGCATTATCTGAAATAACCCTACAGCAGAACTAGCACTTCCTGGTTGTTGAGGTGAAAAGCTTCCTGCGCTTTCTTTATAGATAGTATATACAATTTCATTAGGAGATACTCCGTATTTCTGGCTCATTTGCCAAATCTTATCTCTAACCCCAGGTTTATTCATAAACTCTTTTACACGATTGTCATCATCGGAAAAAAAGTCTCCTGGTTTAAAAGGTTTTAAATTTTTTGGTCTGTCTTTTGTAGCCATAATTCGCAAATATAGTAATTATCTTTTAGAAACCCTAAATTTAGTCTTGACAAAATGGGCTCTTAATTTCTTATTAGTTCCATCTCCTGCTAAGTTATCTTCATTATGATAAATTAATAATATTTTTAAATATTTATCTCTTAATCTATCCAACTGTCTTCCCTTATCTCTAGGAATAGCAGTCTTCCAAGTTCTCTCTCTTCTTTTTAAATTAACTTCTCCTACAAAATCTGGATCATCTGCTAAGGCAGCAGCAAACTCAGACTCAGTTAAAAAGAAAACAGTATTTTCTTGATAGTCTGTTCTGCAAAACATTTCATTCCACGACTCCCCAGCTATATCTGCTCCAGCCCCTGTCGCTAATACTTCAGTATGCCACTCTAAATTATCAAAGACTTTTGTTTCAGTAGGGTATTTGTTTACAATAAAATCTACGCTAGAATCAAAATATATATCATACCATTGCCCATAATCACCTTGATTATGTAAATAGAATTCATTCATTCTAAGCCCTTCATATCTATAAAACTCTTGCTCATATTCATCACTAGGATATAAACTTAATAGTTTATCTTGTGTGTTTATAAACATAGGAGTTGCAAAATCATAAAAAGATGTAAAACTACCAGTAGTTTCACTATATGCAATAGTCTCGGCAAAAGCTACTTTATACCCACGCTTACCGTGCGGCATCTGTTGAAAGTGTCTTTCTAAAAATGAAAATAATACTTCATTATTTTTAGCATCATACCCTGCAACAATACCACTTCTAGCTATTGGAGAATCCCCGTCTTGTTTTAAAGATAAACCATTAACATTATCATAATAAGTTTGAGATAATATACTACCTTCTAATCTTCCTTCAAAGTAATTCTTTAAACCCTTAATTCTAGAAATCTCTGTAAACCCTTCTTTACCTACTCCAATTTTATAAACTGAATTAGTTAATATATCCACCCAATATAATCCTTTAGATGTAGATAAAATAGACCATTGATGTTTACTTCCTATATCTTTACTTATATATTTATCACTTTGTATAACTGCTCCTGTTCCTAATATTAAAGAGGTACTATCTGTTGTAGTAGTTACAGCAGTAGGGTTAACCATTAATATATTAACTCCTCTATCCTGGAAGGCAAATAAATTTTCTTTATGTATAATAATTTTATTAATAGGCCCATAAGCACTATCTATATCTCTATAATTACCAACCTTAAATGTTCTCCAAGAGTCTGCTATATCTCCATTTATCTTTTCTCCAGAATATATAATTCTAGAATCAAATACATCACTATCTGTGTAATCAAAAGGCTTAGTATAAAATTGCATTAAATCATTTTGCGCAGAATAAACACTTTCATACTCATACTGATCTCCTACTGGACCCCCATCATTTAATGAAGCGTCGAAGTCAGACTTGTTTGCCCAGTGATGCCCAGTTCTTAACCCTAAATTAATAGTAGATTCTACAGGAAATGCATAACAAATATTATAAGCTTTGGTAGGATCTGTACCATTACCATATTGATTATCAGGGTAAGCATTAACAGTATTATACCTTCGCATTTTTTGGTAGTCATAGAAGTGTATATACATATCTCCTCCCCAAACATCAGAGGTTTCAAAAGGAATTTTATCTATAGTAGTTCCTATTTCTTCTCCTAAATAATTTATTTCAGAACTCTGTGTACCAAAAACATTTTTTTGTAAAGGAACAAAGTTCCCAACCCCCATGTAAACATTTCTATTTCTATCTGCTTCTGTATCTCCCCCGTATTGTTTGTGAGTTCTTTCTCTTCTCCAAGCAAGTAAAGGTTTTTCTTGCATTCTCCACCATTCAACATAATTAATTTGAGGAGAGTCTTCATTATAACTTAATGTAGTATCCTGAAGAGTTCCCCCCGCAATACTAGAAAAACTATCTTCTGAACCTGAAAAGAATTTATCACTTTGATTATAAGGATTCCCAGCACCATCTGTGGGAGAATTACCTAAATCCCACATAATTGGAGAACCAACTAACCATAGTTTCCAGTGAGGAAAAGCTAGCCTAACATTAGGAGGTATAAATGTTGATCCTGAATAAAAAGTACCTTCACTCCACCAATCTAATTCTCCGTCGGGACCAGGAGTATAACCTTCTGCAGGAAATCTTATAAATAAACTTTCACATCCAATACCAAATGTTCTAACATTTGTACCGTCATCATCCGTGGCAGATACCCCGATATTTTGGATACCAGATCCAAAATACACCGATCCCTCTGGTATTAAACCATTCGGAAGCTTTTCTCCTGCTTCCATTTTAGCAGTTAATTGTGGTTTAAAGAAATCTCCATTTAAACAAGTGTTATTCGAGAGACCTGGGCTTCCAGGATCTATTTCTCCATCCTCAGTTAATTCAGCAACATTCTCACTCATTGTATCTCTGTATATTACAGAATGAGCATAAAACTTTCTATAAAAATCATCATCTACTCCTTGCCCTATTAAAAAATCATTTTCATAAGCGTTGTTTGATCTTCCTGAAGCCATCCATCCTACAACTTCCACCCAATCACAGGGCCCTGCTTGAGGATAAATTCCTGTAAATGCAAAATCAGGAGAATCCATAGACATCAGATTGTGCCTTAACTCTCCTTCGCGATAGACATCGGAATATTCCCAGGTATTCATTTGGGCTCTAAAAGATAGATGCGCTTCTGATCCACTCTCATGTCCATCTTTAATATCAAATCGAGACATCCAATGTCCTAACCCAAGACCTAAAACAGTTTTATCTATCTCTTCTCTTTTAACTCTAACTATACTATATCCACTTACTTTATCCTTTAAGTCTGCAGGTATAGAGACATCGAATTGAATACCTAAAGCATACATCTGATGATATTTAACGTCAGGTGAGCCCCCCATAGAAGCGCCTAAATTTGAAAGCATTATAGGGTTATCTGGTAACCAATCTTCTCCCTCTACTTCAATATCAACCTCCCCCTCAGAAAAATCCCATGTCCATTGAGGCTTATCACTATTCCATAGCTGCCCGTTTTCATCTAATGTAATTGTTGTTCCGCTTTGAGATCCCCCAAAAAGATAATTGTCCATCTCCACTGCACCACTACTAGGAATAGTTCCATCCCAAGAACTTAGAGGAGCATTTCTAGTTGCAGATAAAGTATATGTACAATGTCCTTCTAAACATTCGTAGTCTACATCTTTATATCTAGGAAATCTAATATCTCCTATCCAATTAACAAATCCAGGATTACCTTGGTTGTCATAAAGTACTATACCAAATCTATATACCTCATCTCTTTGGTATCCTTTAAACTTCTCCCCAATTATAGGATTTTTATAATCTAAAAAAGTACTATCATCATCACAGTCTCCTCCACTATTTGATACCTCTATAAAAGGAGGATTATTTGCTGCAGGATTTGAACCTCCTATAAATTTATCCCCTGATAAAGCCTTTTTTATAAATTTATATTTTATATAAGGACCTTCTCCTCCTAAAGTAACTCCATCTGTTTGGTACTTATAAGAGAACTCAGGTTGAGCAATACTATTTATCATATCAATATTATAAGGATTAATAGCATCCAAATTATCTTGATATGAAAAGTTAAACCCATTATCTACTGCGTACTCGTCTCCTTCTTCATATTCAGGGGTAGTTTCAGGATTAAAATGGGGATCTACATAAGTCTCTACCACGTCTAAAGGTGTAAAATTATATATTCTATTATCCTTTCTTTTATATCTTTGAGCTCTAGCATTAAAAAGTAAGTCATTATAAGGGGCAATAATATTTCCTAAAAATAATCTATTGTCTTTTGCAGTTATAGTTTTTGCTCTTTTAATATTAAAAGTAAATGCAGTTAATTCTGATAAAGATATTAAGCCTACTATATTAATATTAGAACTATGAGTAACTGTCATAGTACCCCCTGTAATTTTTCTTGAATCAAATATATATGAATTAGCTATTCCGTCAGGGCCTGACTTATATATAGCTGCAAACTCAATAATATTATAATCTTGATCTATTCCTTCTACTTTTAATTTAACAGATTTAGAACATATAGTTTCTGGGGGAGAGCCGTTATACTCTACATTATCTTCAGGATCTGCACTATACATCCAATAATTATTACCGCCTCCCTCCGAGCCTTTCACGATATGCACAAAATTTGTAAAAGAAGAAAATTTAGTTTCTGCTCCCCCTGAATTTTTAAGCCTATAAGCATACTGATACATACCAGCTGGTAAGCTTCCCCCGTTTAAAACCTTTTGCACAATAGGAGTGGCAAATTCTATACTAGGATTTAACTGTAATTCGTCAGGAATTAAGTCTAGAATATTTGGATCAGCTATATTTATAGTTCTAACTTTATTAAAATTGTCAGTCCAATAAAGCCTTTTTATATCCTCTGTTTCATATCTACCAATTGCTTCGATAGGATACATTTTACTAAAATTTAGATCCTCGTGTTCATATAATAAATTAACACTTGTAGGTTGATTTGTTCGTAAATTAAAATCAGCTTCAAATATATACCCCGAAGATTTTATAGAACTTCCTGCTGCACCTGGAAATATTTTTCCAGGATTTTCTCTTTCATTATTCGCAGCAAATATGTATATTGAATCTCGTATAGTAGTCCATCCTATAGGATCTGCTTTACAAAATCTTTCTTGTAAAGGAGGAGTTTGAAGATCCTCTAACTGAGGATCATATGTAACAGTGTCAGGAACAGTATCAGTTTGTCCAGGATAAACTTCTTCTAATTCCTCTATACTATTATATCCTAATACGTTAGCAATATATTGCATCGCATCAGTTGTGTTATTAGTAAGGAGTGCAGGACACCAATCCCCCATTTCTACTAATTCATTTATAAGACTTTGAGTACAAGGTAAAATATCTTCTCTTTCTATTGCTCCTTCAAAGTCTTCAGGATCATTATAGAGAGTTATCATGCCCAGCTCAGTTGCATATGGTAGAGTTATATAAATTTCTCCATTAATTTTTATAAACCAGTGAGATCCTGCTGGAGAATCTGAAGATAAAGAGCCTAAATCCCAACCTCCAGTAGCTTCCCATATACTTGCACATGTAGCACACATGTATTCTAATTTAAAAGAAAAAGAATTACCTTCTACATTTACTAAAATACCAGATTCTTCTGCATTTTCATTAGCAATTATTCTAATATTTCTACCTTCTAAATATGAACCATCTTGAGGAAGAGTTTTCCCCAAGTCTTGCGTCATACCTTTATTGAATGAATTTAAACTTGCCTCTCCCATTATCTATTAAAGTTTTTTCTTATTTCTGGGGAACCCAGTGATTTAAAAAATGTTTCATGCTGATTAATTCTAGGAAGTAATCTCATTGTTTGATTTTTAATAGCTTCTATCTGATCAAGGTTTGGCATCTTAGCTTTATTACCTGCTTGCCCTACATACCACATCCATTCTTGCTGAGAGTGCTCAAATACAGCTTGCTGTAATGTACCTCTTCTCCAAGCTATATAATCTATTTTCATTGTAAGGTACTTCTTTACGGCTAGCTGATAGCTTGTATCTTCAGGGATAAGAGGAAGTCCTTCGTCATCTGTAGGAATAGCTAAGTAAGCCATGCATACTTTACCTTCCTTCACTGATAGAGTAATATTATTATTATTCAAATCAAATGTAATAGGATTGAATTCAAAGTCTATTGCTCCTGTCATATCAAAAGACATTAAACCCCCCTCAGTGTTTGAAAGGGAATCATTTCTTTCTACATAATAAGAAGCGCCATAACTAGAAGAGCCATCTTCATTATCGCTTGCAGTAACTTTAACTAACTCCCCCCAGTTTTGCTCTTGTACATGTGCCGCTAAATTTGTAAACCCTTCTATACCACAACAACCCCCATCAAGTAAATGGTGGAATGTATTTCCAGAATACTCAGCAGGCATACCATTTACAGCTACTTGCTCTAAACTATGGAAGTCACAAGGTAATTGTGCTCTATAATTCTTTATATCTAAATTCGGATTCTCTTTATGTCCTGTAACTTTTCTTATATATTGTCTAGGATGCCCTATCAAGTTAAGAGCTTCCTCTGTCCACATCATTATATCAACCCACGGAAGTTCAAATTGGTATCCATTATCTGCATACACTTGTTCCATTATTGAATTTAGTGATATATATTTTCCATTTAATGCCATATTATTATCTATTAAGGTGTTGAGTCTATTTCTGCGCTTGTTGATCCTAAGAATGTACCCCAATCATATTCTACTACAGTACTTACATACCAGTATGCACTACCAGATATATCTGCAGAACACTGCATAGATATAGATACTAATTCAGACGATTCAAAATGTTTAGCGTTATCAAATGCAAAGTGAAAAACATGGCTATCATCTGCGTTTACAAGCGGTAGCATTTCTGTTTCTTCCTCTACCCAAGATGCTGTAGTATATGCACTAACATTTACTGGTCTAGTGTGTATGCCCATTGTTATTTCTCCATCAGCATTAGGAAACATTACTCTAAGAGTTATAGAAACAATTCTACCATCACAAGGCATAATAACTGCTGCTTCTTCTTGGTATATAGATGTTTGTTCTGATTGGGATTTAAAAGGTAAGTAGTGTTTTGTTGTACCTAAGTCATCATAAAAGTTTTGGAAAAACACTTCTCTTTGTTTACCTACAATGGCATTATCAGGTAGTTTTAATGTACCATTAACAGTAACTTCTTCCGAGTCTCCAGCAACTGTTAGTACGTTTGCGTTTGTAGAGTTACCTAGTTCTATATCATAAGCTGCACCATGTTGTAGTAAAAGTACTCTTGAAGAGCTTATAGTAAAGTTTGATGCTGAGAGGCTATTTCTTATACTGCCTCCATCTACAGCTAAATCTCCATCTATTTGAAGATCACCTGATTCATCAAGATTAGCTATCTCTGTAGTATAATTTTTAAAAGAGAAAGACTGCCCTGTCTCATCATTATCATTATCTAATTTAAAAATTATATTACCGTCAGAAATAATATTTAAATCTCCATCTGTTGGTCCTGCTACACCACTGGTAGCTTGTAGACCTCCACTTAGTGTTAAATTACCTCCAAATAAACTTGCGATTTCAGTTATTGCATTTGCAGAACTACCACTGGTTCCCGCAGCGGACTGAAAAAAACGTATACCTCCTCCAACTCCATTTCCAGTACCTCTTCCACCTAGTAAATTTAAACCTCCTCCATGTTTATTTGTGCCTGTCGCATCTCCTCCACTAATATTTAATTCCCCACCATCGTCGTCACTATGAGTTTTTCTTCTAATAACAGCTAAAGAGTCATCATCAGGGCCTACATGAATAGTAGCTTCTCCAGGCGCCATATCAATGCGAGCAAGTTCCGCTGTTCTATCTCTAAATAAAATACTAGGGGTTCCATCTCCATCCGAATCAACTGTTAATATTATATCGTCATCAGAATTAATACTTAAATCAGCATCTGTAGGACCAGTTATATCTCCTCCACTAACAGTTAAGTCTCCATCTATCTGTAAATCACCTGAGTCATCAAGGCTAGCTATTTCTGTAGAAAGCCCATTCACCCAAGAAAACTTACAAGTTTCATCATTATCCAAATCAAGATGAAAAGCTATATCACCATCAGAATGAATAGCTAAGTCTCCGTTCTCAGGACCACTTAAAATACCAGCATCTAATCTAAATCGACTATTGTTAGTAACTGTTGCAGCTCTAACTGGTGATACTACTATAGCAGTGCCTGATATTCCCCCATCAGGATATGTGTAAAATCTTATTTCACTGGAATCTGCATTTCCAGTACCTTGTCCGCTATAAAAAGATAATATACCACCATTTTTATCTGTTTGCCCATTAGTTGCACTACCAGCTATAATAGCAAGATGCCCACCATCACCATCATCGTGATCTGGTACATTTATAGCTACTGCATGTCCGTCTGTATCCCCTATAGTTAAAGTATTAGAAGTATAAGTCAAAGTAGATTCAGAAGTAACTGAACCATCTCCATCATCAGTAAGTAATTGATTAGCTGAACCATCTACTCCAGCTCCATGAAGATCTGTAATATTATTAGTGTGGACAGTAGCTGTTCCACTTATATCATTATCCCATCTATAATGCTCTGCAGCGACAAAGTTTGTGGCAGCATCATGATCTATAGTAAATGTTATATCATAAGGATCTGTATCAGAACCATCAGATACATCTGTCCAATCTATGTCTATTCCTGAGCCTTCTACGAATTTAATTTCAGAACCATTTGTAATAGTAACCTCTGTACCATCACCATCTTCTAAAATGAAAGAAGAGACAGCTCCTATATCCGACGCTACCTCTGTTCCTGTTCTATATTTAATTATATAGTTAGAATCTATTGTAAGAAACTTATCAGGATCTGTAGTATCATTTTGAAGCCCCTCAATCTTTAAAGGATCTGTTTTATCTTTAATATGAAGCTGGTGTGTAGGAAATTTAATCCCAATACCTACTTTAAATAAAGTAAACATATCAGAAGACTTAAGCTTAACTTGTTTCCAAAAAGATAATATTTTATTTGCTATTGCCATAGTTAATACTTACCAGTGCTTCTCGAAGATACTACTTTTGTTGTTGTAACTTTAGATGTAGGGGGTTGAGGTTTAGAAGTACCTATAACTTTAGATGCTTTAGACGTTTTAGGTTTATACGTATTAGCTTTAGTTAAACTTGTATAATGGAAAGAATCCGCTACCTTACCATGCTTGGGAGAGTAATCAATAAGTACAAATTTACTTGAAACAGCCCTATCTACTTTAGATGTATGTTTTTTATATCCACCCACAGGATCTTTCATAAGATAAAAACCTTTATCTTTTGTAACCATAAAATGAAATCCTTCTGGAGAAAATAGTTTTGTTTGTGCCATAATAATTATTTTATTTATATTACTACATAAAGTAATCTAACTGCCTTTCTTTATCTTTTAATATATGAGCTAATCGTCTTGTATTAGTCCGAGTCGGTATAAAAGCATATGCAGTAATATTTTTTACAATTCCTTTAGTCCAATAGAACCTGTACTTATATCCTCCTGTGTGATCGTTTAGATGATAGATTCGCTTACCAAGTTTTTTACTAGCAGCCCAATCAATTTTTAATTTATTTTTATCATCATATTTCATCTTAGATTTTTTAACTCTTACTGTTCCTAATCTATAAGGGAGTCTAATATCTTCTGAATTTATAAGTATCTCATCTATTATTAATTTATTAAACTCGTCGCATATTTTTCTATAGATTTGTTTATCTACTTGCAATTCTTCTATAGTATTTTTTTTATAGTACTTATACGCCTCATCAGAGCCATAATCTTTTTTATAAGTTCCTAATCCTCGCTTTCCGTTTTCAAACATTATTGCTGACGTCTAGGTTGTGGTTGTTGCACTGCTCTTCCTTTTACATCCGATGTAGCATTATTAGTGGTATCTGTAGGCATCTGTATAAGTGGTTGCATATTTACAGCTAACATATTTTGTTTAATTAAATCTAGCATAGATGTTGAGATAGGATACTCCTCTGTTTCAGGGTCATAGGAAAGAGTTTCGTTATCATGTAATCTATAATTAGATATTTCTCTAGGGTTTTGCCATACACCTTCAACTTTAATAGTTTCTAGCATATTAGAGTTAGGTCCTATAACATATACAAAACTATCCAATAGAAAAGCAAATGTCATACGCTTTGTATAACGATTATTTCTTGCCCACGGAGCTCTATTATATGGAATCATATGAAAATTTGTAGAAAGTACACCAGAAGGACCAATAGCAGTAATTAAATCCTGATGCGCAGTTTCTATTGCATTCGGTATTTTTCCTTTAGATCTAACTACTATTTCATCTCCAGGCAATCCGCATACAGATGCAGGAACTTGCTCCATCTCTAAACAATGTATTATCTGTTTAATATTATCAGAAATACTACGACGCTTATTTACATCTTGTCGGATATACTGCGCTCTTAAACTATTAACTTGAAATTCTATTTGACGATCTGAAATCA